TGTCGGGATTACTGGACTTTTTTAGTCATAAGCAAATTTTGTAACGCTCTGATAATCAATAGGGCATTGTTAGTAATGATGTAATTATTCACCGACATTAGACCGAATGCGGAAAGGTTATATATCTGTGTAAGCCAGGGAGTTTGAATGTGTTACGAACAAAATTTATCATGAAAGCAACCGTACTTTTACGCTGTTATCTCCTAGCAATTCACGGAGGTAGGTTGACCAAACATCTTTTATTCCCTGTATGATTTCTTTATCGTCATTGAGTTCGCATCCGATGCAGATTTTCTTATTGTTGTAAAGTAATAATTCCCTTTTCTCCCAGTCGTTAATGCATATACGATAACCTTTTCTCCCAATGTATTGTTTGTGGATTTTATAATCCTCCGATATATGTCGGATGGTCCAACGATTGGTGTCTTTGTGGAAAACTAGAATAACAGCCTGCCTAGCTTTAGACCAATTCACATTATCGTGCTCCTGGTCAACATATAACCGTCCATCTTGGTATATGCCAACAAGAAATACGTTAGGGAAGTTAGGTGTATGTATACCTTCAATATCGAAGCCTAGAAATTGCAACACTTCCCTTACATGTTCAAGCATCTTGCCATCTTTGCTTTCACCAGTTATTCTCATTCTTTTCATACTAATTTTGGTTTTCTTCCTCTTCGTTTTCTTCTTGTGGTTCTGTGGAAACCATGGATACCAGCTGCGCCATAACCTCGTCTCGCTGCTGGTAATTTTTAACGAGAGATTTACATAGCATCAGTAGGTCACGGTTCTTGTACTCCGCAGGAGACAAACTCTCACTAACGAAGTATGTCAAGGGCACATTGAATATTTTTGACAGGTCGCGAAGAATGCTCGTATTCAGATCTTCCTTCGCAAGCATATCGTAGACTGCTTGCTTTGTTTTACCCAATCTTTTCCCTAACTTAGTAGCGTCAAGATTTTCTTTATCCATTAAATGTTTGATTTTTAGGCCAATATGCAACATAGCTAACTTTTTGTTTAAAATAAAACAAGTTTTTCTTGTTTATAAGTCAAGATTATCTTAACTTTGCATTATAAAATTAATAATACAAAGTAATATATACAAGCAATGGGAGAAAAAAGTAACAATTTCGTCATGTACTATAAGAGTCAGGACATGATGAAAAAGAAGGCGATAAGAGAGGCCTTCTTAGAAAAAACGTCGCTAAGTTATCCTGCGTGGTATTCTAAAATTGCGCGTAGGAAATTTTCGGTATTGGAGATCGATGTTCTTGTAAAAATCTGCGGAACAGTGTTTTAGTAAAACATCGATGAAAACCTTACCTCCAAGAGAATGCCAAGCGTGCAGCCATGTCCGCCATTGCATAAACGGATTATACTGCGCGATGAAGAACACTTATGTACAATACGCTACAATTGAAAACTGCAAATTAAAATACCATAAAGATGAAAGTTAAAGATTTTGAAGAGGCCATCATTGGCCTTAATAGTAAGATTCGTATCGATGAAATGATCATAAACAAAAATTCGGTGCGTAAAGTGATAGCCCATACGGACATGATGATACTGATGTGGGACGGTTATGGCAGAGGGTTCTCCGCCTCCCGCGACAATGCGCCAAAAGAGTATTTGTCACTCGACGAAGATGGAAGGCTGAATATAAATGAGGCACTTCCCGTTTCAAGAGATTCTGCGTTCGACCTAAATTTTGAGTGATGTACGTAGACAGAGACACGCGCGGAAAGTATTCCATTATGGACCTGCGAGAAGGGGAACTGATGCTTATACATGAGGCCCTTTGCGCCTACGTTCAAGCGAATATGGGGAACATTAGCATATATAATGCTGGCCGCATACGAGATTTCGACCAACAGATAAAACGGATAAAGGATGGAAACGAAAAGAAGATGGACTTCCGAAGAAGCTGCCTATGTCCAAACAAACTTCGGAAAGAAGACGTTTGAGGATATGGCGAAAGAACTTGGCCGCACGCCCATGTCTGTGCGACAGTTCACCATTCGTAAAAGGATGACCGTTGGCCGTACCGTGAAGCGCAACATTTTACAAGAACTACTGAAAACTGCATTCAAGCATCCGGAAGACTTCCGTCCTAGTAAGACATTCTACGGGGAAACCGGCATTGGACAGAAGCGGTTCTGGGCCCTCTATTACGGGCATAAGGCCGTAACACAAAAAGAATACTATGCTGTGGCGGACTACTTGGGCGTAACACGTGAAGAAGCCTTCGCATCGAGGCAGCTCAATCTGTTTGAGGAGGAAAATCCATGATAGACAAACTATTTATTGACAAAGTCAAATCGGCATTGAACATCGTAAACGTCGTGGAATCGTTTACGAGTTTGCAAAAAGCTGGCATCAATTATAAGGGCATCTGCCCATTCCACAACGACAGCCATCCGTCAATGGTAGTCAGTCCTGTAAAGCAGACATGTCACTGTTTCGTGTGTGGTGCAGGCGGGGACGTTATCGAGTTCGTAAAGCAGCACTTAAACCTAACCTTCCCCGAGGCCCTACGCTGGTGTGCGAATCTCGCAAACATCGAGTTTCCGGAAAAAGAAATGACCGCAGAAGAGGAGCAGCGTTACCGCCTTCGTGAATCCAACTTCATCGCAATAGAGGCGGCAGCCAAGTTCTATCGTGATCATCTGTCGCACGCTTCCGACTTCCTTTCGAAGCGAGGATATAAGCCAACAGACAAGGCCATCGAAGCTTTTGGAGTGGGCTATGCCCCAAAGGGAAATGTGGTCATGAAACAACTAATCTCGGCAGGTTATTCTTCAGATCGTCTGAAAGATGTAGGCATCATCGCCACGTCGACCGAAGGCTACGATTACGATTTCTTTAACGACCGCCTTGTGTTTCCATTCTACGATCTGCAGGGCCACATCGTAGGATTCTCGGGTAGAATGGTGACTCCGCGCGAGAACGCCGGCAAGTATGTAAATACAGGCGAGACTGCCTTATTCACAAAAGGTAAGCACCTGTTCGGGCTCTATCAGGCACGCAAAGCCATTGGCAAGAAAGGCTTCGTGTATTTGGTTGAAGGTCAGTTTGACGTGCTTTCGCTCCATGCTGTGGGTGTTGAGAACGTCATCGCGGGCAGTGGCACGGCCTTCACCGACGAGCAAGTGAGGCTGATAACGCGCTTCACCCAGCAGGTGGTTATGGTATACGACGCCGACCCGGCAGGCATTAAGGCTGCGCTCAAAAACTGTGAGCTGCTGCTTAAGGCTGGTGTTAACGTCAAGGGCGTCCGCTTGCCTAAAGGAAAAGACCCGGACGATTTCGCTCGCGAGAACAAGGCGCAAACTGAAAAGCTGTTGAAAGACAAGACGGAAACTTTTCCAAAACTATTTAAAAAACTGCTGCTTCAGCGGGGCGAGAATGCTCCTGACGTGATAAATGATGTGCTAAATGACATTGCGTCGTTGGTGGCCAACGTGCAGGATGCCACCCTGAGAATGGGTTATATGAAAGAGCTGGCCAAGGATTTCGAAATGAAGCTCGACCTTGTCGACCGCAAGGTGCGCGATTTACGACGGAATATTGCCGATGTGGCTGAGAAGGCTGTGATGCAGCCAGGCTTGTTTGGCATGGACATGCTGCAGGAGAATGTGGAGAAAGATAAGCCTGCCTTGCTCACTTCCATATTCCAGAACTTCCTTGACAAGTATGGAGACGAGCCAATTATCTATGTTTCCGGAGTACCCATGCAAACAGACATTCAAGAGTTGCGCAAGGTATACGGCTATTTCGTGGCAGATGCGGAGGGTTGCGCGATTAAGGATAACGGTGAAGAGGGAAATTATCTACGTGCACTCCGCGAGATATATTGTGGTGGTGTAACCAACTTATCCCTATCGAGAGGCGAGTTCAACGAGCCTTTCATCAATTTCTACATCAGACTTCACGGGACATTCCTGGACGGTTTTCTAGGTGATAAGGTACCGGTTATTGCCCGATGCATCGAGTTGACAAGTTACGCAGAAGAATCGGTCGTTACGATCAACAAAAATTCTTATTGCGCCCAGTTGGGCATAACGAAAGGCCAATTTGACGAGATTAGGAAACCGTTCGCAGCCAAGCGCAAGGCTACAATTGCCATCAACATGCAAGGCGATAGCCTTGGTCAAGATGATTTCGACCCCGACAATCTTCCCAAATATGTAGAGGATAGTGAGGAATACTCCAGCATGTTTCGCGAATGTAAGTATTTCCCGCGGCTGAACAAGAAGGGCGAGCCAGTATGCTACATGTTCCAAAATAAAAACGGCAGCGGATTTACACAGGTAGGTGACTTCTTCATGACACCACTGCTGCACATATACAGCGACGACTACGAGCAGAATAAAAGAGTGTTACGCATCAACCGTAGGTATTATCCTACTCCATTGTATATTGAGGTTACTTCTAAGATGCTCTTGAAAAAGTCGTCGATAGAGGAGGTGCTGATTAACCTCGAGGCGGTGAACTTCACCAATGGCGAGGAGCAGCACTGGACGAAAATACGCGAATACATGAGCCGGCACTTCGTAATGTGCTCCGAGGTTCAGGTTTACGGAAACCAACAAGAGGAGGGGACTAGCCGAAAGACGGACGGAATGTTCTTCGCCTTCTCCAACGGTATTTTCCACATGATAGATGACAAGCCTACATTCAGCCCGATAGACGAGCTAGGCGTTGTGGCGCACAACAAGAAGAACTATTACCTTCCTGCCTTTTCCACCATTTACGCAGGCAGTGGCCGTCAATCGGATAAATACGAACTTATTTCCCAGTTGGTTTATAAGGAAGTGCCTGAAGAGAAGAAAGTTTCATTCGAGAAGTGGGCCGACTTAATGAACCAGGTCTACAAGATCAACGACAACGGCAAGTGGGCCATCCTTTATGCAATCATGTGCGCATTCCGCAGTAATATCCACTGCATTGACAGGTTGTTTACCGCCCCATTCTTCATGGGCCCGATGTCGTCGGGAAAGACGCAGATAGGCATATCCATCCGCTCGCTGTTTATCTCGCCCACTGTGCCCATATTCAATCTTAACACGGGTACAGACGCGGCCATGTCTACCATCATGGGTACATTCCGCGATGTACCGGTTGTTCTCGACGAGTATAACAATAAGGATATTTCCAACGTGAAGTTCCAGGCATTGAAAGGCATCGTGTACGATGGCGACGGAAAACAGAAACGCCGGGGCGTATCAGGCAGGGAAATAGAGAACGACAAGGTGTACGCACCAGTGGTAATCTGCGGCCAAGAAACGCCACAACGCGACGATAACGCCTTGATGAGCCGCGTCATAATCTGCGAGGTGCCGAAGCCGAAGAACCGCACTCCGGAAGAAACAAGATTGTTCGAGGAACTCAAGCGCATCGAGGACCCCAACAAGGTGGGCTTGTCTAACGTGCTGCTCGACATACTAGCACTGCGTCCACAGGTGATGGACCACTTCCGCCAGTTGAAACAAGAGGCTTACGAGGAGCTGAAGCAGGATGTGGTAAACTCGGGTGAGCGCGACCGTCTTATGAAGACCGTTAGTCTATTTCTCGGCATGCTCAAACTTATCGAGCGACATACCGACCTGATGCTGCCTTTCACTTACGAAGAATTCTTCAAGATTGCTCAGGAGAAGATCGAGTTCCAACTGTCACTCATTCGCAGCACGGACAAGCTAGCCATGTTCTTCAATGCCATGGATGTAATGATAGATACGAAGGCTGTTGTCGAAGGCCGCGACTTCCGCATCGAGCAACCCACGAAGGTTACCGGCACAGACGCACAGGGCAACAAGAGGACATTCACGTTCGAACCCGACACCCAGGTGATGTTCATCCGTCTCTCGGCCATCTTCAGTTACTTCGAAAAGGCAGGCATGAACACCGAGAATACCACGCTTTCCACGCTCGAACAGAACCTTCGCTCACATCCATCGTATATAGGTACGGTTTCGTCCCATAGGTTTGAGTGGAAGGAGACTATCGAGGTGGCGCGCAACGATGCAGAAGAGACCATGGTGAAGCTGCGCAAATCTAAATCGAAGATGACAAGTGCCATTATTGTTAATTACGACCTTTTCAAGATGATGTACAACCTGGATTTTCGTCGCGACCCTACATTCACGGAAACCACTGCTGCACCCCTAGAGGAAGACGACAGCAACAAGCCATTCTAATTATTCTGGCCATCACACTGCAAGCAAGGATAGCCCCTGTTGGGAGCTATCCTTTTTCTATGGCACCATAGCGTTAGGCAAGCATTCTTCTAGCGTTGGGTAAGCATATCATTATAAACCTATCTATTTATCATAATAGAGGAAAAGAGTATACCTCCCCAATTTACATACAAAGTTATAAAATCGCCTTGTTATTTCAGCAGGAAGAGCAAACATCGCACCAGTTTCCAATTTTACTCCTTTCATCTCGACAAAAACCCCCGAACCCCCAAATTTGTCAAAAGCAAAGAAAAACATCCTTTCGTGGAGATTTTTTCAAAAAAACGCGTCCTACAATCCTACATTCCTACAACTCTACTTCATTATTATTTATAGCTTATATGTATGTATCTATATATCAGCGTATTATGTTGTTTTTTATTCTTTCGTGATTTTTGTAGGTTTGTAGGTCGGTGTAGGAAATTGTAGGAAATGGAACTTTTGAATAAAATTTGACGGCCGAAAGTATGAAACCTACAAAAGGCCATTTTGTAGGTCGTGTAGGACGTGTTTTTTAGGTGTTGTAGGTTGATTTTTGTATGTAATAATTTGCGTATTTCGTTGATTATTAGTATCTTTGTAAAAGCCTGCGCCCCAATTGTAGGATTGTAGGATTGTAGGAACACAAAATCATCAAAATGCTCATGGAAAAACAAAAACGCTACTTAAAAAGGGTAATTTCGATTAAAATCGAAGATTATCTGGCCGAGTACATTACGGCCAAATTCAAAAAAAACGAAATGCATGGTGGAATCGAAATTCCATCGAGTAATGATTTGTACTATTGCCTCTGGTATCACATGGCAAAGCCAACCGACAAGAGTCGACCAAGTGATGAAGGCAATCTACGAATAGCATTGCCATGTAGGCGAAGTGGGTCGCCTGAAGGCCCGTGGAAAGATCCTGCCTATTACAACCACATTCCCCAGGCTGGTGTGCGTGAGGTGGAAGCCTGTATTCGGCTTCAGTTCAATTTCGAACTTCATCGTGCTTTGTTGGAGAATGAAGAGTTTGGACATGAGAGGCGTAATCTCGATGTCATCTACGAGTTCATTCGAACTTATGGACTTAAGTCTATATCGTCTGATGCACTGTTGAAGAATTACTATCGTTATCGTTCTCGAATCAGAGCTAAGAGATCTCGTGGCTATAAAAGAAAGCAAAATTAACAAACATTAATACATACCGATTACCCCTTTTTGTCACTCAAAAAAAACGACACCATCATGAAAGAGTTCACATCCCTCATCACAGTAGAGCCGACTAATGATATGGCGAGTAAAAAATATGCCTTCTATGCGGACCATTTCGAATTCATTCCGACCGCAACCGAAGATGACAACGGGCTGCTTTGGCAATGCGACAAAACATTCGTTATTGATATGCCTCCGCTAGAAATAGCCAAAGTATTCGCCATTGCGCGCTCAGCCATCGTCACGCTGCATGTGGCCAAAGGTCAGCCCGTGCAGATTGGCACAGCTACCTTTCCCGCACGTGTGCGCATCTCGCGCCACCTAAACCGCGCCCACCTGATAATCATATCTAAAATGCCCGTTGACCCCTTCGGATAGTCTTTTGTAACACATATATATAGGAGTAGTTTTGCGATAAAAAGAAATGTTCATGAACGAACTACAGCAACTACTTCTATCGGGCAAACCACTCCATATCACAACTGACGGATTCCGCCAGGCCATGTTGACCGCCTTCCCATTGTCTGGGAAAGTGGAAAAACCCGAAGTTCGAAATACCATCGGACTGTTATCTACAGACCAACTCGCCTACTTGGCGGATCACACTTGGTACCAACTGGAGACACATGAGGCTTTAAAGAAACAGCTAGAGGCAATAAGACAGGATAACTCTCAGCCAGCCGTTACCCTCACCGATGAGTATGCCAATGAGGAGATTCCAGAGAACTCCATCGCATACCATCGTGTGTGGGGAACGGTCATGTCGGACTCTTATTGGTTCTTTTCTTCAAAACAATTGGCGGCCGACCTGATGGCGGCCGA